AACATTAAACTCTTGAAAGGTGGCTTTTATGAGCAAATCTAAACCCATGCAACGCCTAGGTGATAGCCCTGCTATCAATGGACTATTACACTCACTTAAAACAATTGTGAATGATCGAGAAGCCAGACCACCAAAACAGCTGCAATCATTCAAACATTTAAATGCCTCAAATCTAGAGACTGAAAACTTTATTTATCCGGCATCAGCGTGTTATCAATCTAAGCCCGTGCCCTTTTGTGGGCGTTGCATGGATGGGTGGGTAAGAGTGACACAAGCAGATGAGAGCAGTGCAGTGCATATATGTGAGGACTGTGAACGGCCCAGAAGACGCTTGAAACGCTTAAATGATTTGGAGTTGCCGGCTGATGCTAAAGATGCCCATCTGAATATGTACGAGTGGGATAGCTCAGAGCAACGCCACAGAATCAACAGTCTGCTTACTTGGATGAGGTACGGTCAGGCACATGAGCAAAGATCACCGTCTGTTTTATTATATGGGCCTCAGGGCAATGGCAAAACTACACTGCATTATGCTTTAGCTAAAGAAGCTATATTCAATGATTACCGTGTTCTATATATAACGCACAGTGAAATGCTAGAGCGCATTAAAAGCACATGGGGTAATCATGGTGCACGTTCACCCATCGAAAATAATAGATGGCTTGAGGGTGTTGAGTTGCTTTTATTAGATGAGCTTGGTGGTATTGGTGGCAATATTGAGAAGGGTGATTGGGTCTATCGTGACACTGTCAAGATGATTGGCCACATTTATGAGCGGTGGGAGTCTGGCAGCCTGAGTATTGTGATGAGTACAAACATGAGGCCTGTGCAATTAGGTGCCTTCTTTCATCGAAATTATGCAGTGATGAGCAGGCTGGTTGATATGTTTGGTGAGCTTGTTGAGATGACAGGGCGTGATAGACGTGTCAGCAATAATGAAGCTTTCAAAGTTTTTGGTATGTAAAAAATATAGATCATGTATAGTTCAATATGTGAGCTTCTAATTTTTAACCAAATGACAGAAATGGAATTTGTATAAGAAAACTCTATTCACTTAGAAGCTCACACTTTTATTTAGCTATTGTAAACTTTGTAAACAATGTGTTATGCATACGACTAAATAAAGAGGTGTTATGTATGAAGACAAACAAAGCCGAGCGCAGAGATCAGGTGTTAGCTATTCGCTTAACAAATGATGAGATGCAGTTAATCAATCAAATCTCAGAGCAACACTTGCACCCCAAATCACTCACTGCACGTATTATCCTAGTCAATGGTTTAAATGATTACCAAAGAAAAGCACAAGGGGCACAGGTAGGGATTAATCTGCTACGTGTTCTGCAGTCTAATGCTCCACTTATTAAACAGTTAGAAACATCAAAAAGCGACACACTACATGATAAATAAAATCACATTGATTGGAAATGCCGGACAAGATGCAGTGTTGAAATCAGCAGGGGCTGATCAATATGCTCGATTTACTTTAGCAACTAATGAAAACTTCAAAGACAATTCAGGGCAATGGCAGAAGCGCACAGAGTGGCACACTATTAAAATATGGGGGCGCACTTCTGAAATGGCAGTTCAAAAGATTAAATCAGGTGTGACTGTATATGTTGAGGGCACACTTAAATCATATGAATTTGAAGGGCGCAGGATATGGGAGGTCAAGGCCATCATCTGGCGTGCACTTGATAAAAAAGAACAATACCAAGACTCATCAAAACTGCTAGGCCCAGAACCGAGCAATGCAGAAAGCACAAGCACATGGCGTGCACCACAGAGCGCAACAGTTGAACCAGCAAGCCCATGGGGCTACCCAAAACAAAACACATCACCATTTTAATAAACAAACCCCCTGCTGATGTAAACAAACAAACATCAACAGGGGTAAGGATTTGCTATGAACAATCAAACAAATAACACAAACAAACCCCTTTGGGAAGTTGTGCAAGATGCACACAGAGACTTTTTTGATGAGGCTTCACATTGTGCTGTGCTTCCATCTAAAGAGTTTAGAGCACTTAGATATTCTTGTGATGCAGTAGAAGTCAACTGTGATCGTGAACCTATCAGCTTGATTGAATCAAAATGCTGGCACTGGTTTAAACGTGAATATCCACTTGCAATTAATGTGTTGCAAATGAAGCTACATGAGTCAAGTGGTGACTTTTCAAAGGGTGTCTACTCACAGTTAAGACGGTTAGTGAATGGCTTTAAACCTTTTACTCTGTTAGTCACTCTCTACAGTAAACAACGTAATCAGACAGAGGCTGAATTGGTAGCATCTTGGAAAGGGCTTGATAGTCTACAAGCTCAGCATCTAGTGTTGATGGGTCATCATAATAAAATGCATATCTATCAAGTGAGCAGTTTAAGTGAATTAAACTCATTATTTGTGGGTACTGAGGGCTTATGCTTATCCCACGCTGCTGTCGTCGAGCACACACTTGCTAAAAAATCGACAACTAATGCACGTGAATTCTTAAAAGCGTGTGAGGCGCAATCTATCGAGTTCATCACCAAAGCACCTGCATACCTGAGCACAATTACACAGCCGGCCTTGCCTGATAACGATGATGTTAAAACAGAGGTATTTAAATTGGAAGATGTAAAAGACGCACAGCCAAAGTTGATATTTAAACACTGTGGTTTTGATATGCCAGACGCTGATGATCTTGCTGCAAATATTTGGTTTTACAACTTTTATAAAAAGCTTGGGAAACGCAGTGCAAGCCCATTGTTAATGCACAACTTAATGGTGTCAGAAGGGCATGATGTGCACCTAACACATAAACAATTGAATGATAGGGTACCACCTAAGCAGCTGCGCACTTTTGATTTAACGGCACACATGAGAGTGATAGCACAGATCTATGATGAGCATTTAAGTGGTTTAGATAAACATAGGCTAAACCAACTAGATTACAGGCCATTTTCTATTGATTATGATGTGATTTCACAATGGTTTGAAAACACACCCAACATCAAGAACCTTAAAAAATCTGCTCAAAGTAGGCTGTTTAAATATCACTATCAAGCAGGGATGATTCATGATGTAAGGTCTAGAGCTATACAACGTGCACTCAATGCTTTAAATGCATCTACACCTGAGCTTGCACTTGAGCCTGTGCCTGTGCCTACAGAGCTCAACACAGAGCCTAAGGTAGAGTTAACAGAAATGATCACAGACACAGTGATTGATCTGGCAGACAGTATAAAAGACAATGGTAGAGACATTATAAAACTTGAAAAACAAATTGCACTCATCTTCAACGTGCTTAAAGAAATCACAATTGCGCTAGGTGACAGAGATGCAGCAATTAGACACTGATGAGGGGGCTGTTAAAAGCCGGACTATTGAACTGAAAGAACAAGGGCTAACAGTGCCTGAGCTATTAGCTGTGCTCTCAGAAGAGGGCTATGTGAACCCACGCACATTAAAGCCCTATGGTGAGTTTACACTAAGAAAATGGACTGCTGGCATTAACTCACAGCAAGGACACAGGCCTAAACCTTTTGAAGGCTTTAGTGATGAGCAGATTGCTGAGCATTATAAAGCAGCCAAAGAAAAAGCAAGGCTTAATGCGAAAGCTTGGCGCAAGCGCAATCCTAATTATCACAAAGAATGGGTGGCCAGATGGAGGAAATAAATCATTCAGCACATAACTATGCGCATATATGTGTCATATGCTAATTCATGGAGATAGTCTAAATGAGTTAAAGGCATTGCCAGACTGCTCAGTGGATAGCGTTGTCACAGATCCTCCATATGGCCTAGGTAATACCTCAACAGCTAATGTTGCTGAGTGTTTAAAAGCATGGGCGGCAGGTGAAACATGGCAGCCAAAGGGCGCAGGCTTCATGGGTAAATCATGGGATGCATGGGTGCCGCCACCTGAGCTATGGCGTGAAGTACACAGAGTCTTAAAACATGGGGGGCACATCTTAGCTTTTGCCGGCTCACGTACTCAGGACTTAATGAGTATATCACTTAGATTAGCAGGCTTTGAAATCAGAGACACAATCATGTGGCTATACTCATCTGGTTTTCCAAAATCACATAATATTAGTTTAGGCATTGATAAAGCATCAGGCTGTGAAAATAGAGGGCGTGCTATCCCCACCGCTTCTAGCTATCAAGCTTGCGATATAGAACAAGCTAAAAAGCTCACATCAAACCCTGTGCCATCTTATGAGCCACAGACTGAAGATGCTAAACAGTGGGCAGGTTGGGGCACTGCACTGAAGCCCGCTTATGAACCGATTATCTTAGCTAGAAAAGCACCACAAGGTAGCATAGCTAATAACACCCTGCTGCATGGGGTGGGTGGGCTAAATATTGATGAGAACAGAATAGCGTATGCACAAAGTGAAAAAGTAGAGTTTGACAAAGTGCAAAAGCAACAGCAGATTAGTGAGTCAGAGTGGAGCTATGGCAATTATAATATAGGGCATAATATCCCACTTGATGAAAAAGAAGGCAGATGGCCTGCTAATATTATGCTTGATGAGATAGCGTTAAAAGCTATGGGCTCAACAGGCCGTTTTTATTTCTGTGCTAAAGCGAGCAAAGTAGAGCGTGAGGCAGGATTGAAAATGTTTGAACTTAAAAAAGCGGGGGCCATGAGTGGTAAAGAGACTAGACCTAATAAACCTACTAACCATCCACTGAGAGCTAACATACACCCCACTGTTAAGCCTATAGCCCTTATGCGCTATTTGTGCCGGCTTATCACACCACCAGATGGCACAATATTAGAGCCCTTTGCAGGCTCTGGCACTACACTTATTGCTGCTCATCTAGAGCAGTTTAATTTTATTGGTATAGAGAGAGAGTTAGAGTATGTCGAAATCATCAGAGCAAGACTTAAACACTGGCAGGGCGCAGACAATGAGGACACTAGCAAAGCTGAGAAAACGTCTGATAATAAACAGCTCAGATTGTTTAAGTGATGAGTCTGCTGAGCTATATGAGCACATTGAGAAAACACTTTTAATGGTATTGGGTGAGCACTATGGGCGCAAAGAAAAAGAACACAGAAGATAGGCTAGAGTTAATACTCAGCAACTTACGTGAGGGCATGAGCAGACAAGCAGCTTGCACCCAAGCCGGCATAGGCAGAAGCACTCTTTGGCGTTGGTGTGATGAAGATGCAGAGCTTGCACAGCGTGTAGATGAAGCTATTGATTTTAGTGAAGCTGTTTTACTCGCAGAGCTGAAAGAGTTAGGGCGTGCAAAGCAAGATTGGAGGGCTGCAGCTTGGATATTAGAAAGGCGTTTCCCTGATCGCTATGGCTCAAAACGTGACACTGAGATCACGATTAATAAATCAGATGGATCTGATGTAGTAGTCAGTATGATTGAACAAGCACAGGCTAACATGATCGAGCATGATGATTAACCTTAACCCCTTGCAGCGTGAGATTATAGCACGCATCATGAAACAGGATGAAATCATTAGTGCTAGATGTGGGTGGGGCTCTGGCAAAACATCTGCATTAGTATTTGCATTGCTGATGGTGAGCAAGTGGCGTAAGGGGTGTAGCTCATTGCTCATCACAGATACTAATCAACGCTATAACTCTGTGCTGATGCCTGAGATTAGCAAATGGTTAATCCCTTTGGGGTGGGATTATAATCATACATTGAGGCAATGGACAGACACGCACACCGGCTCAACAGTCTGGTGCAGAAGCTATTTTAGACCCAATACAAGAGAAGCTACACACAATCCACTTGAAGGCCTAAATGTGACAAGTGGTGTGTGCTTTATTGATGAGTGCCAGACGTTAAGCGCAGAAGTTGCACACAAAGCTTTGGGGCGTTTAAGGGCAGGGGCTAGCCCCATTATGGTACTTGTGGGCTTGCCTGTTGCAGATGCTTGGTGGTGTGCTATGGCTGAGCGTGCTAACTATAACCCATTATTATTCACTAGCTATGTGAACAAAGCCAATCTATCTGAGCAATGGTTTGAAAGCACACGTCTATTACCAGAGGCTGAGCGTGAAGCAATGGTCATGAATAAGCCTGCACCCCCATCTGGCTTAATCTATTCTGAATTTACACAGAGTCACATCATTGATGATTGGCAATATGATGAGAGTATGACAGGACGTATTGCAATAGATTGGGGCTTTAGAAAGCCATCTGTTTTAATAATGGCATATGATGAGAGTAGAAAGGCTACTGTGATCTGCCATGAGATAAACCCTAGCGAAGTGACCACATCACAGCTAGCTAAATTAATATTAGATATAGCATGGCCTAGGTCACTGAGAGCACAAGCCAATGGGCCTAAGATTTGGCTAGATGATGGAGTGGCAGATAAAGCCGGCAAGGCTCGTAATGATCAGACCGGTGCAAGTGCTTTTCGAGCAATGAGAAGCTTGCCACAAAATGGAGGCATTGGGCTTGCACTACGCAACACTACAGACCCGATAAGAGTTGATGTGCTCAACGGTATACAACGCCTTAAACGTGCTTTTGATAATCAACGCTATCTCATCACAGCAGATGTGTGGCAGGCCGGTGAACGTGCTAGAGACAACAGCTTGCGTAAAGCACTGTTGAGCTATGCATGGGATAATAAAGAACAGCCGAAAAAGGATGGCAGGGAGGATCCACTTGATGCGCTTAGATATGATTGCATTATGTTTAATTGGCATGATTTGCGAGTAGATCAACGTGAGTACACACCAAGAGTCAGAGGCTCAGCACAGAGTAATAATAAACGCAAAGTGCAAATAGGGCGCAATTCAGTTAGATCATTTTAACATCTAGCACACACTCTAGAAAAAGCTAAAGCTCTGACTCTGCATAACGGTTTGGCGACCTATCAGAGCCAGAGCCTTTACCTAGAAAACCGACTTAAACAAAATACTGTAAACAAAGTTTACAGCACTTACAAGGCATAATATAACAAATATTGATAAAGCTTCAATCTATGTCTATAATGTATCGCAACGCCTAACTTTTTAGCAGGGGCACTATGACTACAGAGAAAAACCCAAAGCACATGAGGGCTATGCAGCCACGCCTCGCGACAAGAGGCATAACAGGCACACAGTTAAACAGTGGTGTTATCAGTGGCAAAGAACAAAATCCACAGCTGACCGGCCTTAATTGGGTCAAAGAAGCTGAGGAGATGTTACGCACAGATCCTATTGTTAGGCGTTCATGGCATATGCTAAGACAAACATTACTCAGTGCATCATGGCGTTTTGAGTCTGGCATTGAAGGTGATGCAGTGTCTGATGAGTTAGCTCGTTTTGCTAATGAAGCATATGGCTTTGATGGGCACAGTGGTCAGATGACAATAAGCTTTGAAGATCAGCTTGCATACCTATTTGAGTTTGTGCCGTTGGGCTATAGATACGCAGAAGAGATCTACAAGGTTGGGCCAGATGTAGATGGTAACATCAAGGTGTGGCTCGATCACTATGCAGACCGTGAGCCATCTGCTCATCAAAAATGGCTTAGCAGAGACAACCAAAAGCTTGATGGAGTTATGCAGAATCTTGTGGGCAGTTCACACCCACCTGAGCCGATACCTTCACACAAACTATTATTGCTAACACTAAACAAAACAGGGTCTAACTTTGAGGGGGTGGGGATGCTCAGGCCGGTGTGGTTTTGGTGGCGTACTAAACAACGCACAAGTAATTTAATGTGCGTAGGCTTGGATAGATGGGCAGTACCCACGCCTAAGGTTGTCGTAGACAGATCACAAGCTGAAATGATGGGCTTAACTGATGCAGATGTTAACGCCATGATTGATGAGGCAGAGGGGCAAGCACAAGCCTTTCTAGCTACTGAGCAAAGCTACTTAGTAGAAAGCAGTGTAGTCAAGTTTGAGAGTTATGAAACAAGCCCATACCTTTATAGTCAAGGGCCGCTTGATATTATTAAGCTGTGTGACAGACAAATTGCCGCAGCTTTCTTAGCACAGTTTGCAGACCTGGGTAACACTGAGACAGGGGCACGCTCAGTGGGTGAAATACACCTAAGTATCTTTAGACGTGCTGCTATTAATCTTTGTGACGTTGTAGCCTCTGCCATTAGTGGAGTTGATCGCAGAGGGGGTGGCACAATCGGTAGGCTTATCAGATGGAACTATGGTTGTGTTGACCCAAGCAAGCTGCCAAAATTAACACACACAGGTCTTGACACTGATGATCTAGCAGAGAGCATGGGGATGTTACCACAACTTGTGCAAGCCGGCATACTGACACCAGATGATGAGTTAGAACGGGCTATCAGGCAGAGGCTTGGGGCAGGGGATTTGCCAGATGAGGCACAACGCTCATCAATAGAGCGCACAGCTACAGGCAAGGGTGGCCTTTCGTCATTTGCTGAGAGATTAATAAAAGGCAGACGCAATGAGTAGACGCAGAAAAAAGAAGCTAAAAGCAACTATCAAACATAATACAAGCACACAAGATGTAGCTAAAGCACAAGCACTTAGGGCATACGGTGAAGCACTACAACTAGCAGAGCCCGTGCCGGCTTATGATGTGCCTGATGGATTAACTATCGGCAAACCATTTAAAACCCTAGCATTAGGTCAAGTGTCATCTAGAATGAACGGTGATGCAATTGGGCAAGCTATTGATAATGAGCTACTCACTGAGATGCTCAGGGTTTATAATGAACGCAAAAATGCAGACCCTGTGATCATTGATTGGCAACACGCTACAAGCCCATTTAACAATGGTGCACCTGCACCCCCAGAGTCAGGCAATGCTTTGGGGCTCATTATAGATTTAGATCTCAGAGATGACGGTTTATATGCTACCCCTGCATATAATGAGCGTGGCCTTGACGTCGTAAAAAATGCAGGCGGTGTGCTTTGGTCATCACCTGAGTTTATTGCCGGTGATGTGTTCACACGGGATGGGGGCACACCGGTGGGCACAGCCCAACTATTAGCAATTACTTTAACCCCACGCCCTGCGCAGTCTAATGATAAAATTAGCAGGGTTACCTTAAATGAAAGGCTATCTATGATTGATAATCTAGATAACATGTCTGCTGAGGATATGCGCTCTATGCTCATCGCTAAAGATGAAATTGTGCGTGAACTTGAAGACAAGATCAAAGAAATGCAAGCAGATGCAGAGGCTCAATTAACAGAGTCTAAAGCAGATGATGATGCTGAGAAACTAACAGAGCCAGAAGCTGATGAAGATGCAGAAGTTGATGCATCACTTAAAGAAGCTGATGATGATAAAAAGGGCTATAATATGAGTGAGTCTAATATCATGCTATCAGAAGTCACTGCACTACGTGAGGCTAACACGCAACTATCAAAACGCTTAGAAGCTATTGAAAGTGAAAAGCGTGCAGTTGAGATGCGTGAGGCAGTGGGCTCATTACTGCGTGAGGGTCGTATTGCACCGGCTGAAAAAGCTTTTGCTAATAAAGCTTTTGAGCTTAAAGAATTACAGCCTGAGTTTTGGCAGATGTTCTCAGAAAGACCTGCAAACACTGCAGTGCCATTGCAACAGATAGGGCATGGGGCATCAGGTGCTGAGATCACAAAACAGGCACTTGACACACGTATCAAAGAGACTGCCAAAGAAAAGAGCATTAGCTATTCTGAGGCCTTAAATTATGTTCAACAAAATCATTCTGATTTCTACAATAAAGCTATGGGGGTTTAATCATGGCTGATAATAATATCATTGTTTCATTTATTGCTGATGGGGCTATCACTGAATTTGCACTAGTCTCAGTCACTACTGCAGGCAAGATCTCAGTCACTACTGCAGGCACAGACACTAGATGTGTAGGTGTTGCGCAACGTGCTTGTGCAGATGGTGACTCTGTAGAGGTGCTTGTGTCTGGACTCACACGTGTGATCGCCGGTGCAACTATTGCAAACACAATCTCATTAGTAATGGCTACTACAGCCGGTGCAGTAACACCCCACACAGGGTCTACAAAATACAGCATTGGGCAAGTCATCCCAAATATTAATCAAGTAAGCTCAGTGGCAAATGATCAAATTCTGATCAACTTCACAGGCCCACAGAATCTAATTCCTTAGGAGATAAACAATGGCATCATCTTATAGTAATTTGCATCCTGTTGATCAGATCTTGACTAGCCTCATCGCTGAAGCTATTCCAAGTGATGATCAATTAATTGCAGACAAAGTTCTTGAAAATATCACTATCCCTGAGCGCAGTGGCACTCTATTGCTAGAGCAAACACGCAACTTCATGGGTGCAGCAGCAGGCTTAGATCTAGAGCGTGCAGCAGGCTCATCACGTGCAATGATTGGTTCTTTTGATCGTAGTTCGCAAACATTCAAAGCTAATATCTATAGTGCATCTGATAGTATCGCTATGGAAGATATTTTTGATTCACAATATGCAGGCAGTGAAGAGGCACGCATTGCACGCAAAGTTGCACGTGTACTCAAGCTTGATCGTGAAAAGCGTTGTGCAGATGTGTTATTTGATAGCACTACATTCACTACGTCTGCAGCAGCTGCAGGCTTTGGCACAGCCGGTGCAGAGCCTCTGTCTGAATTGTTTGATCTGAAAGACACAGTATTTGCAGCAGCGCATGGCATCAATCCAGACACACTTATCTTAGGGCGTGATTGTTTCAGAGCACTTGCTAAGAATCCTGAGGTGCGTGGCTATGTTGGTGACTCATCACAAAACGGTGCATTTAGCTCAGGTAATCAGATCTTGAATGATAGTGCTGTAATCGCAGTGCTCAGAGATGTTTTAGGCATCCCTAACATCCATGTGGGACAAGCGATTAGAGAAACTGCAGTTGCAGGTGCGACAAGCTCAGAAGCATACATCTGGTCCGGCACTAGATGTTTCATGGGCATCTTACGTGGCTCTGATGCAGTAGTTCAAAAATCAGGAAATGTAAAGGGCATGCCTGTGGCTGCACTTAATCTACAGTTCTCTGATATGATTGCTGGCCAATACGATGCACTTGACCAGACTAGACGTTATGTATGGGGTGAAGAGGTAAACAGTTTCCACACTGTTGATTCAACCTTAGGCCACGTCTTAACAGGCTGCTAAAGTGTATGCGTTGTCAGTGTAGTCATACATTATTAAATGAGTCTGATGCAGACGTGCGTGCAGTTAATGATTTAACTAAGCAGGCTAAAGAAGCATCTGGCGTAATGGCTACATTGATCAAAGCTAGACGTGATCAGCTAAAAGCTGAAATCACAGCAGAAAAAGACTTTGAAAAAGCAATGAGTAAAAGCACTAAAGCTTTACTCGATACAATAGAGCAGGCAGTTGCAGAGGCAGGCCCAGATATATTGTTAAACGCATCAGATGAGCAACTGTTAGAGCTACTTATAAAAGGTGGTCTTGGTGTTGCTATTGATGACTTTATAACTCAGCAATCTAAAATTAGATTGAGCATAAGCAAAACACTCACAGCTGTTGGGCCCACGTTTAGTTTAGATAGTCTCACGTCTGAGATTGATGCACTGAGTGCACAGAATATAGAAACCATTTTTGAAGGCATAATTGTGCCTTCAGTAAAACAAAACATCAGAGAGAGTTTGTTAGATTTAGAAGTAGCGGTACCATTGGCTACTGTGATGAGTAATCTGCAAACTAGAATGCAAAGGGCAAAAGGTGGGCAACTAACAGAGATCAAGACTAAGATTTCACAATATGGCAGGGGTATCACAGCTATAGCTGCAGAAGTTGCAGGGCTAGATCATTATTTATACACCGGCCCAAAGGATGGCATCACACGTGATTTCTGCAGAGATCTAGTTAATAAAGTAGTAACTGAAAAGCAGATGAGCAAGTTAAACAATAAGCAAGGGTTAAGTGTTAAAACGTCAGGCGGGGGCTATAACTGCAGGCATTCTTGGTCACCTGTCACAGAGTCATTTATAGAAGCTGCAAAGCTTACTAGAGCTAAACCAAGTGACATAAGCAAAGCAAATGGGGATGCATAACAATGCGTAAAACAATCACATCACTAGCACATAGATTTATCTGGTCTCCACAAACACCAATCACCGGCACACCTTCACTTAGTATTGCTAGTCCAATTGCTGTGAGTGAAAATCTTACTCGATTCACTAATGATTTAACAATCACAGCCATAGCATCTGACAGACGCACACTGACATTGAGCACAGCACCTGCAAACTATTACAGAGAACAGCAGGCAGGCTTTGTACTTACTGCACATGATACACATTACTCAGTGCGAGTGGTGCGCTTAGGTGGCACACAAGCACTACTTGCAGAGCCGTTGCCACGTGAGATTGATTTATCATCTAACGCTACACTACATCTACCTACAAGCTTTGTAGATATAGCAGCCGGTGTGTTGACTACCTCAGGTTATTATACATGGGCTGTAGATTACACCCAATTATACATGGGCCAACTGCACAAAGATAAAGGCTTATTGAAGGTTTGTGCTAGGCCATTCAACACAGGGCTTACACACACTGAGCTTGTTGCATTGTTTGCTAATTTAGCTGACATGGTACCAAGACGACAAGCTGATTTTAGTCAGCAAATAGAGTCAAGTTTAGATGAGTTGACTTTAGCAATTAGAGCCCATCTAAACAGTGATCATATCACAGAAGATGAGGTGTTTAATCCTGAGTCATTTAAACTGGCCCACGCTTATTGCTCAGCAGCTATCATCTATGAGCAGGCTTTACAGTTTGATCACGCAGAGGCTATGCGCACAAGGTGTGCAGAGTTATTAGATCGAGCATTGCAGAGCATTGCATTAGACCTAGATGGGGATGGGGTAGTAGATGATGGTGAGGAAAGCTTGCAGAGAAGTGGGGGCAGTGACACAGATTTCAGGGCATCTTGGAAAGGCTACACCAAAAAGGATAATGATCTAACATTCACACCGGGTAGAGGTATGAGACACTAATGTCTGCCAAGATTGCCATCAATGTACCCAGAACAATCTGGTCTGCACAAGACACAATGAAGCTTGCACAAAATACGCTTGCTTCTATTAAGTTGCGCACAAGCAGGGGCATAGATGCAAACGGTAAAGGGTTTAAGAAGTACAGCAAAAAAGCTCTGTATGTCTCTAAACGTGGTGCACGCTTATCACCCAAGGGTGGCAGGCCTTCACGCACTGGTAAGTCAGTTTACTATGCAGGTGGTTATGAACAATACAAGCGTGATAGTAAAAAGGTTGATGATGACGTGCTAGTGGATCTAGTGCTAAGCGGTCAGTTAATGAATAATCTTATTGTCACTGATGCCACTGCCACTGAGTTTAAAATAGGGCTTACTAAGCACGTGTCAAGCTACGGCTATCATGTAAATGAGAAGCGTGAGTTCTTAGGTTTATCACCAGATGATGTGGAGATTTTAACTGAGTCTGTTAATATTGAGATCAGAAAAAAGCTAGGTTTACGCAAATGAGTCAAGGTACATTCTCAGCACTCAAATATTTAGAAGACTCAATAGAGAGCATCACACCCAAATCAGATGCGCATCATGGTTTTGTAGCAACTAATAGAGGGGATGGCTACACTGCAGCACTTGAAGATAGGCCAAACTCTAACCGATATTTTGAGCTAGAGCTTGAAGGGTTAGCACAAGATGATGGTCAAGCAGGGCTCAGTGGGCGCAAGCGCATTAGGGTCAATTGTCGAGTGCGTTATGATATCCCACAAGATCAAGGCTATATTAAGCGCATGATTAATGAAGACACAAGCTCATTAATCAACACACTAAAAGGCCCAAACTATGACACTGTGAACACAGGCATAGTCTCATTAATCCCACTAACACCCCTGCTAGAACCTGTGCTAGATGCACAGGGTGATACATTCGCATTTATGTTATCTCTAGCTTTTGACTTGTTATATTTGGAGGCATAAAATGACAGTTACACACAGATCACTATCAGTCGCTTTAGAAGGAGCTGCAGACTTTGGCTCACTTGGCACAGATGGCATCCCATCAGCAAGCGGTTTATTATTTGTTTCTATCCCCTGTGAACGTGACCCTATTATTATCAGTGGTGAGCCGGTCATAAGTGAGCGCAATGATGCAAGGGATGGCCCATACTTTGTGCCACCTGAGAATGACACAGTGTTTAATAGCTCTGGCAATAGAGTGCACAGACGCACAGGCCAAATCACAGTGCGTGTTGATCTCACAACCATTGGCAGCACCCCTGCTGACTATAGTGCAAACTATCTAGGCTACTTACTAGGTGCAGGTTTCTTAACACAAGCACCATCTGCTAACGCTAAAGCAGACACACCATCTGCTAAAACATCAGTAAATCAATACACACCTTCAGCAGCTTATGCTGAGGCGGACACAGGCACATTATTAAGCACAACTATTGCAGGGCGTGCAGAGTATAGCGCAGTGACTGACAGTGACCTAGCCGGTGATGTGACTATCTCACCTGCATTTAGCTCAACATCATTTACAGATGTTCAAGGTCTGCAGACTTGGTATGTGCCAAGCCGTACAGCATCTGGCACATATACACGCTCATTAGCTTTTAGAGTTGATGGGGTAAACTTCAGAACTTTTGCTTTTGGCTGTGTGCTTGAAAGTGTCAGCATCAGTCTAGACAATGGCCGTCTAATGGGTGATTTTGTTTATAACTCAGCATATATCACTGATGATCATGATAACGCAGTAGGCCCAATTGAGCCAAGCTACAACGCAGGCAATGCACCATTTTTCAGAGGCTCATATGTAGTCATCAGTAATGGCTCACCGGCAAGCTTAACAAATGGCACAGCGGGTGAAACACAAGGGCGCATTGCTTTAGATGTTGAAGATTTCTCATTGACAGTAACTAACACTCTCACACCGCTAGGCCATTCAAACAGCATTTTAGCTATGAGTGGGATGGACATATCAGATGTGAGTGTTGAGCTTAGTTTAACATTGAGCACTGTAAACACTGCTATTAAAGATGACTTTTTAAATCGAGTAGTGAGACAAGTGCTTGTAGGCACAGGGCCGGTGGGCAATGGCCTTGGCTGTGCCATCATGTTACCTGCTGCTATGTTGAATAATGATCCTAACATTTATGATGTTGCAGGAAATGATATTGTGCGCCAGACTCTCACATATAGCCAGAGTAGATATGCAGGTGATTTCTCAGGTGCTGATGCATATGAAAGCAATGCAGGTTGCTCACCATTTAGACTAGGGCTAGGTGTATAAAATGGCGTTATCGTTTGTCACCAGTGCAAATATATCAGTGAACGTAGTAGCTACGTGTGATGCATCTGTAGAGTGCACAGACGCAGAAAAGTCAGCTTATTTGTCGAGTGGTGATCTAGATGATTTAAGCTTCGTGGGTGATGAAGTTACTACATTTACACTCAAGGCACTGAGCCCATCTGACAGAGAAGATGCAGAGCAGAGGGCCGGTGCATATAAACGCAGTGAGCTTGGCAGGTTGTTGTGGACTGAAGCACCACTTGATAAACATGAGCGTGCAAGATGGCATCATGAGCTAACAGATGATGAGCGTGAGGCAATGAGTGATTATCAGGCTTATTTAGAGCGTGTATATATTGAGATGCTAAATAGTTCATTAACACATATTGACGGCAATCCTGCCAATGCAGACCAAGTGCAATTGATCAGACCTGATGCACAGCGTGCTTTAACTATCTCAGAATTAGTGGTGCACATACAACGCATCAGCTTGCTCGGTACTGAGGGAAAATTGCATTAGCCTCAGCTATATGGCTCAACCATAGCGGGGGCAGAGCATGGGCCTGTGAACAATGCAGAACTAAAAAAGGTCTGCGTGCACTTAGGGGCAATTGTGGTGGCGCATTTAAGCAAGGCTTGCCACAGTCTGAGCAAGATGATGCAGGCCTTTTTATAATGGGCTATAGAGTAGCACCAGATAGCGGTGATAGTTATTCAGACTATAAAATACGTTCATGCCCTGTAGCAGGTGCTAACAGAGTGGCATCATTAGTGCAAGCATATCAAAGGCACAAGGCCGGCTTACTGCCGATTAGTCAAAGCTACCCCACGCCATCTTGTGCGCTTATTGAAGCTATTGAAATATTGCACTATAATGCAGAAGAGTCACAGTATAGAACTAATCAGCAAATGATGAGAGAAGCACAAAATGTCAAATCAAGTAGAAATTGATGTAGTTCTATCTGGTGCAGAGGAAGCAAGCAGGGGGCTCAATGGTATTGGTGAAACTGCAGGCCAGATGGCTGAGCGGTTTAGTGATGAGAATGGCAAACTAGGTGAGGGCTTAGGAGAGTTAGCAGGCAATGTTGAAGGGCTTGTGGGCTCATTTAAAGAATTTGGGCAAGTAGCTACAACGGTGGGCAAGGGTAGTAAGATGAGTTTTATGGCGTTAGTGCCGGCCATTGGTGCAGTAGTAGGCGCAGGCTTTGCACTATATGAAACTTACTTAAATATATCAGGGGCAGCAGAAGAGGCAGAGAAAACCACTGAGGCTATGGCAGCAGCAGCATCTGATCTAGAGAGCAAGCTTGAAGCATTAGCAGAGAAGGGTGTTATCCCTGCGACAGACGCACTTGATGATTTTATCAGATCTAACATCAAAGCACAGTTTTCAAAAGAAATGCTTCAGACTGCAGTAGAAAAGTTGCGTGATGAGTTTGAAGATTTACGTGGTGCAGAACAAGCAGTTGAAGCAGCCAGGGAAGGGCAAGAGGGTTTTGTTGATGTTTTGCGTGCGTCTACGTCTGGCGTTAGTGCACTCAAAGTAGCACAAGATGATCTAGCAGATGCCACCAAAGCTTATGATAAAAAGCTTGATAGTGTGCAAAAGCTACACGCAAAGCACTTGCCTAAACTTGATGAAGCTGCCAAAAAAGAGAAAGCTCTAGAAGAGCAAAGTGCAGAATCTACACTAGGCAGAATACGTGAGGCCATTGCTTTAGCAAACACATTAGAATTGCGCAAAGCAGAGATTGAGCTTGTAGGCACAAAACTAAAAGTAAGACAGATTGAGATCAATGCTAACAAAGAAGCTAATCTGATCAAAGCTAAAGCTAATGAAGAGGATGCAAAAGCATTAGCTTTACAAGAGGCCAATCTTAAAAAGCAGGTTACAAAATTCAATCAACTAGATCAATTGGATGCTCTGAGAAAAGTGCAGATAAAGCGTGCAAGAGATGCTGAGAATAAATCATCTAAGCGTGCCATTAAGCAAGTAGACACAAGGCGCATCAGAGAGCTAGCTATTGAGAGACAAAAGCAGGCAGACCTTAAAAAGCTAAGACAATTAGAATTACAAAGGATGGCTTTTGATGGTGCTTCTGCATTGAAGCTAGCGTCTGAGCGTTATGATGATGAGCTAAAAGCAGCCGGTGAAAATGAAACAAGTAAGCTTGTAGCATATAAGCGTTTTACTTTAGAAATGTCACGCATACAAAAAGCAGAGAGTGACAAAGCAGACGCTGAAAGACAAAAGCAAAAAGCACTTGATGATGAGCTTGCTAAGCATAAGAAGGTGCTAGCACTTGACACACTGCAATTCAATCTAGAGATGAAAACTAGAGAAGCAAGCTTAGTTGATGAGTTGCCATTATTTGGTGATCTATCATTAATGCAATCTGAGACTGAGCAACGCTTGCAATTGTTAACAGTGCGCTATGATCAAGAGAGAGCATTAAACGCACAGACCCAGAAAGAAATCACAGAGCTAGATAGGCGTGAGGCTATTGAGAGAACACGCATTAATCAAGAGGCTACACGTGCTAAGATTGATCAAATAGGAGAGTTTAGTGCACAATATGCAGGGGGCTTGGCAGAAGCTGCATATGCATCAATCTTGTTTGGTGACTCATTTAGTGAGTCAGTGGGTGATGTATTAATTGCACTTGGTAAACAAGCATCTGTTGAGGCGTTGATGCAATTTGCAAAAGGCACAGCGGCTATATTTTTAGAGCCACAATTGGCAGGCAATCACTTTGCAGCCGGTGGGATGTTTCTAGCTGCTGCAGGGGTGGCAGGCATCACAGGCAAAAGCCTGGGCGGGGGCGGGGGCGCATCAGGTGCAGGGGCTAGCCCATCTGGTGCACCAAGTGTCGCACCCATGCCACAACGTGAGCAAGCAGAACAAGCACCTATGGTGTTTAATATTAACTTTGGTGGAGCTGTGATCTATGACACCAAACAATCTGCTGAGCAAGCTTTTGCAGACCGTATCACATCACTACAGAACACACGCAGGCGCGGTGGGGCTAGGAGATTTTAAATGTTGAAAAATGTTCCACATGAAACATATAGAGGTGATCTATGCCATTGAATAACCCTGCACCTAATTTTGCTCTTTTGACTGCGTGGGATATGAGAAGCCTGAGCGGTTTAACACTATATACACGCAACAGTAATAGCATTATGATGCCTACATTTTCAGCAGGTGAGGGCGTGTATGATGATGTGTTATTTTTTCTAAATGGGCGCATCAGCTCTGGCACTGTGTATGCCACAGGGCAACTGCTAACGTCTGCATCATTCGGCTCAGCATCATCATGGGCCATGTCTATTGACTCAACAGACCATGTGCAAATTATTAGTGATACTGCTTTCACAGTCACAAGCACAGGCACTACAGATGGTCTAGGCTTTGGTGCATCTACTGTTGCATCGGTCACAGTGGGCAGTGATCATGTAGCCACTGCGCCTAATCAATGGACAAGGGGGTTAATTAATCTATCAGACATAAGCTATCGCATTGATGAGGCAGGGGGCACAGGCACGTTTAACACACCTGCAGTGGGTGCAGACATACAAGATGTGAGTGTGTTTATGAGAGCAGCCGGCTCATCAGATGTAGATGATTTTGGGCTCACGTCTTTGCAGTCGATTGATAACACAGCAGCCGGTGTGAGTGTAGATGATATCACATGGTGTATCACAGATGATGGCTTTGCACAGTGTCGATATAGAACAAGCTTGGGTGATATAACATGGGTTAATACAACGCTCAGAAATCAACTAGGGTTCACAGGTTCTGAGGTGGCAGTGATAGATGGCACAGTGAGCAGACTAACATCAACAGTTAGGATACATGGTGCGCTACTACCTACAAGACCATATCAATCACACCATTTAGTTGCTGAGAACATTAGCCAAAGCAGACGCAAAATAGGTGGGGGTTATGTATCAAATTATATAGGCACATATAACACAAGTGTTTTACGTTTTGATCTAGATGCGTTGCTAGATAGTCATGATGATTACCAAAGATTTTGCTATAAGTTTTTATCATTGTGCAGCAGCGGTGAAAGAATCAATTTCTATCAAGCGTGGGGTGATAGTCGCAGAGCACTGATCACTGCTGATGTTAATGCTGAGCAGTCTGCATATGATAGCGTCTACACATCAGAAGAGAATGGGGGCGTTGGGCGCATCAGGGGCACACTCACCACAGCAGATTTTGATCTAAGTTATGCTTCAAGATTGAAACGCAAAGTGCCTGTAAATTTAGAGGTCGAGCATCTATGAGTAATTCATACACATCACCGCCTACATTAACAGACCCAAGCCGGCTAACAGCTGCGCAGACTATACGCACTACAGAGATTGCTAGAATGTGTGATTTAGTCAATTACTGTTATGCCACAGGTGGCACATCTAACATAGTCTCACAGCTATTTGATGACTCTTGTGTTATACAAGACAGCACATCATTTGTGACTATGGCAGAATGGGTAGTGCCACGCATCAGCAACCAACATAATACACTAGTGATAAATCTGCAGGCATATAGCACCCCATCTGGGGCAGGCACTGCTGAGTTTATTTATACAATAGGCGCATCAACGTATAATATCAGCATCACAATCACAGACCAGAATAGATACATCAGCAGTTTTAACAGTGGCTCTATTAGTATCACAGGCACACACACAGAGGCTTATGGCTTATTGTCAATGCGTGTTAAAGCACCTTCATCTAACAAGACTATAATCCTAGGTGTGCAAGCAAATTGGCAAGCGTTAAGCTCACCACTGCCCACTGGTCAACTATTGCAACATGCTGATATATTTACACCACAAGGGCAAGGCAGGCAGGGCGCAGATCAACCGCTATCATCTAGATGGGGTGTTGAAATGCTAGAGAATTTAAACACACTCAGACGCAGGCCCAGAGTGTTATTTAATTGGAGTGGTGCAGAAAACACATCACCTATCATTAACCTTGATTTTGAGGGTGCAGCACCAAAAGCAATTGGTAGGGGTGATCTGAGTAGCTTCTATTCTGAAGTTGCAATATTTGCAGGCACATCAGATGATGCAAATCTGTATTTGAGAGTGTGGGTTAATCTAAAAAATTACACGTCTGGTTCTATAGATTTTGAGGTCATGGGCAATACACTCACACTAGACCAGAGCGGGTGGCAGTCATTTGATATAGACTTAGTACAGACTGAATTATCACGTTCTAATCAGTTTAATCTTAGTATGTATAAAGCAGGTGCTGATGATGCACCGGCCCAAATTAATGCAGTATCGAGTGTGATTAGATTGCCAAGTGCTACCCCATATATTGCAGGTCTGTGCATCTTAGGAGTGTAAAAAATGTTAGTTCCCTCATCATATAGAACACTACCAAATCAAACTGGGTGCTTTAACGGTCAGCTAGTTATGGGGGGCAATGTTGCACAGATGGCTTCTGCATTGTCTCAATTGTCACATTGTAAATTTTTAGGTGAGGCACACTATCAAGTGAGTCACTCGACATATAGTCCTGCGTGGGGTGCTGAGAAATATGGTGCACGCTTAGCAACTGCAACTAGGGTGCTTAAAAACTACTCCGGATATGAGTATAATTTTCTTTATCAGAGCACAGCACTTAGCGAGCGTTTAGCGTTATTGTTTGTGTATGGCTCTGATTATCAAGCTGCAGCAGTGAGTGTAATAGCTAAAGTGTTAGACACTGCATCTAATAGCTACAACGGCACAGTGCTAGATTATGGAGTGTAGTTCACAGCACCTGAGCACTTAGATGCTTTTGATGTGCCCTTTGGTGATGCCATGCCCACTG